CTTCAGGAACATCAATGTAGTGTTCTACAAATACGCTTTGTAGAGAAGCCATAAATTCTTCAGCGATTTCAGTCCGTAGACCAGTCTCAACCGCAACTTCATTATCTTGCATCCAAGTTTCAACTACATAGTTCATGTAAGAATCTACTTTTTCAACAAGTGAGGTTTGAATTTCTGATACTTCTTCTTCAAGATTTTGCACATATTCGCCTTCTAATCTCTCAACTTCTTTAGCAAGCTTAGAGGTTAATACCGCTTCAAAAATAGCACCGGCCTTTCCTCGGAAATCTTCAGAAAGAGTAGCTTCTTCTTGAACCAAAGCGTCTAGGTCTTCGTCAAAATCAACAGATTCAACTTTTGCTTTAGCCTTAGATTCAGATTTTTCTTCTTCGTCTTCGTCCTCACCATCCATTTCGTCTATTTTAGTCATTTTAGCGAATAACGCTTGTGCGTCTTCTTTACGGGCTTTCTTTAACATCTCTACTGCAGCCTGGATTACACCAGCTTTAGTTTTAGGAACTTGAACAGCTTCGACTTCGACTTCTTCTTCATCTTCGTCTTCGTCTTCTTCTTCGACTTCTTCCTCATCGGATTCGTCTTCGTCCTCTTCCTTAACTTTTTTAGCTTCTTCTAGTTCAACTTCTGCCTCGTCTAAATTTTCAACGAGCTCTTCAGTCTCTTCTTGAATCTGCTCTTCAGTAGCTACATCTTCGAGTTTTACTTCGTCGATTGACATAACAGTCTCCTATATTTTAGAGTTTAATTTAGAGAGGAAATTTTTGAAAGCTCGCATTTCAACCTCAGGGGCTGCCATGTTTCTAGCTTCTTTGATTTCAGTCTCAATTGATTCAATATCTTGTGCAACTAGGACACCATTATTCCATACCCAGTCTACTCCTTCCATGATGCCATTTACAAAGGCTTCAGGAGCAGAAGGATCTTGAACAATGTCAACGGTTGATAGCATAAAATCCTTACCAACATGTTGCGCGCCGTTCTTCTGCACAAGGCTTCCCATACCACGACTTGATACACCAAGCTTAACACCCCCTTCTAGTAAACCTTCTACAATTTTTCCCATTGGAGTTTGTAAGATTGATGCTTTTCCTATAACATTACTTCCGTCCCAACGGAGTTCAGTAATCTTATGTGAAACTTTGTCAAGATTGATAGTCGGTCCATCAGGGTGATTCAATTCACCTACCGCTCTACCAGTCTTTACTTGTTCTTTAATATATTTGTTAACAGCATTTTCTAAGATAGTCTTATCATATATGCGGCCATTTCTATTTTTAGAATCGGCTTGCATGAAAACACCTTCAATAGCTAGTGACTTTTTGCCACCAACTTTTTCTTCGATAACCTGTAAATCGCTATCAATATATTCTGCAATTAATTTCATTTTTATCTCTCCAGCATTTTCATTAGTTGTTTAGCTGAAGTTTCCGCATCCTTTACAGAATCATATACAGAATCGTCTACAGCTTGACCATCATAGTAAAGCATAAAACCTTTACCACCAAAATTGGTAATGGTAATATCCTTCTTTTTCTTCGGCGATTTAAAAGACTTTACGACCTTTTCGCCGCGCTGTAGCTTTATCTTTTCTTGTAGATCTGCAAAGGTAATCACTATTTTTCCTCTTGTGATTGTGCTCTATCTTGCAATGTAGAAGCTACTTCAATTTTCTTTGCATCTAGAGCCGCGGTCAACTTATCAGCCATTACACTGTTAAAGTTTCTACTAGCAGCAACATTGTCGCCACTTTTCAAATCATTAATCATTTGTTCTATAGACATTTTCATTCCTCGTTTATATATTTATAAAAAATTAGATGTCAAGACTAAAAATCTTCGTCTTCTACATCTATTTCACCAGTTTTTACTTCGTCCGCAATCTGAGCTTTAAGTTGTTTTATGTCCTCGTCAGATTGTTTTAGTACATGCTTTCTAATCCATTCGTATGATACGTATTTACCTACATATTCATCAACAGTCGCTAGCATATCAAATCTTTCTCTCCAGATTTCAGCTTCTTTTAGTTCAGCAAAATGGTTATCCTCGATAAAATCAAACGCAATTGATTCTTTCCAAGTATACCAATCATCTCTTGTAATAATACCTTTAAGAAGAAGCTGTGTTTTAAGTAACTGCATGAATATATCGCTAAAGCGTTTTCTTAAACGATCTATAAACTTCTTAAACTTAACCTCTTCCCTAGAAATTTCTGTAGCACGACCTAAGCTAAACTGGTTATCCGTTTCTAATCTCTGTGAAGGCACATTTAAAGACTTTAGAAGTTTCTTTTGGAAGTATAGAATATCATCTATCTGTCCAAGGTTCTCACCCCCAGGCAATGTAGTAATTTCTGTACCTCTACCACCTTCTCTTCGTGGTAGGAAGAAATCCTCTAGCATTGACATATGCTTCTTATCGTCTTTAACGTTACCTGTATTAGCATCATAAACCATTTTGTTTCTATACTGGCTCATAATATTCTTCAAATATTCTTCGGCTTTACCCTTAGGTAAGTTACCAACATCAATATAGAAGATTCTACGTTCTGGTGCTCTACTGATTCTGTAAATAACCAGTGAGTCTTCCATCATTCGCAATTGATTAACTGGCTTCAGTGCCTTTTGCAAATAACTTAAAATTCGTTTACGCGAAGGATCCATTACCCCTGATGTGCAATATGCAATTGAATCTTTATGAATCTTAATGCCTTCATTATTAGAATTAAGCTTATCGTCTTGGTATAAGAAAAATTCTTTTTGACCGACTACAATATTAGCACCAGTTTTAGGGTCTTTCTTTTCTTCGACTTCTTTTACTTTTCTAAGTTTTGTTGGATCAATGTACCGTAGTTCTTTAATCCCGCTTTTTCCTTTATCTTTATCGATAATAATGTGATAAGGTAATCTACCATCTACATACCATCGTCTAAAAATATCATGCGCATAAGAATTAAAATTCAATAATTTAAGTACAGTTTTAAACTCTTCTGTTACTGCTTCCTTAATAGAATCAGATGTTTCAACTTCGTCTAATACTAATCTCACTGGTGTATCATCATGATCACCAACAATAGCTTCATTTACAATATCGTCAATTGCAGCATCGCACTCAGGTTGAGTAGCCACGTCACGATATTTATAAATTAAATCAATTTCTGATTTAGCCTTGTCACCATCAAGATCGACATAAGCTCCAAAGTGTCCACCGGCCTGGATTACTCCAGCGCCATCTTCATCTGTACTAGGTACAAACGATGGCCTGATGGGTTCTTCACCACTTTTTCGCTTTATTTCAAATCCAAAAAAATCTGCCATTTTTTTTATCCTATAATATTATCGGAGGGGGATTTGTTCCCCCTCGTCTAATAGTATTTATACGCTTACTAAGAAGTAGTATCTGATTCCCAGTACTGAACTTGTAGCTCAACTGTAAACTCTTCGATCTGATTCTCATTGTCATAACTCAACTCGATTTCAGAAATATTAGTAGGGAAAGTTCCTCTAATATCATAGCGTTTTACAGCATCTCCATTTTTGTTGAGTTGTTCAACAACCATGTCTGCCATATAATCAGTTGGATTAGCCAAACCGCGTCCATCAACGTGTTGATTAATTCCATTACTCCATCGTTCGAAAGCATTTCGTACCACAAAGTCAACATCATTTAAGATGGTTACTGTCCATGGTTCAAAAGTACGATCACCAGCCATCTGCAGCTTTCTACCACGGAAGTTTACTTCGACTGGATTAATAATCGATGCTGGTAATTGAGCAGCTTTACATAGGAAAGAAGTCAATTCAACATCACCCTGAGCATAGCCAGGGAAGTTACATGTGACTTTAAACATGTTGGATCTAGCGCCACCGCCAGTCAACTTTGATTTAAAATCGTCTACGCCTAAAATAGCCATTGTTTCCTCCTATTAACCGCCGGCGACTTCAGAGAAGTCAACACCAGTTCTTGTTGCAATGAAGTTTAGTGTAATGAAGTTAATAGATCGCGCTGGCTTAATAAAGATGTCAGCAACAAATCGGTTAGAATCAATCACTTGACCAGTATTATTAGTATCATCACAGATAACTAAGAAATCTGTCATGCCTCGTCTGCCTTTAACATCACGTAAGAATGGCTCAATCATATTTCTAAATTGAGCTCGTGTAAATTCATCGTTAAACTCAAATAGCTGAGCTTTTGCTGCTGTAGCAATTGCCTTTTCCAGCACGATGAATAAACGTCTAACGTTAATTCGATCAAACGCTGATGGACGAGATAATAACGGCTTATCGCCAAACAGCATTGTACCCTGCCCAGGGAACGATACGATAGGATTAACACGAGCTTTATACAACTCATCGCGTTGCGCTTTAGTTGGGTTAAACGCAAGTTTAGTAACGCCTCTTAATTGCCCACGGTTTACTCCAGCTGGAGAGAACCAAGTATCAGCTACTTGATCAGTGTTTGCACAAAGACCAGCTGTTAAACCAGCAGAGCCAATGAATAAATACTCGTCGTTATACTTATCGTATACGTATACAGGACCAGAATCACAAGTTCCATACGAGCTAGAATTTAATCGGCCAGCGTATTCTAATACGTTACCTAATACGTTACCAAGTCTAGTATTAGTAGGCGGTGAAATAAATGCCATGCAATCTTTTCTTGATTCACAAATTGATAAAAGATTATTACCATTAGTGGCCGCAGCTTTATCAGCGTCTGGAACACTAAATAGTAAATTAACATCTACTGTTTCCGAATCTAAAAATAAGTCATACCCAGATGTAATATCGGTAAGTGCTACAGTGCCATCTCTACCGCCAGTAAATGTGCTTACTGCTACAGAATCCATAGTATCAAATGTAGCGTCAACTGCCAATAAAGTTGAACCAGCATCTACGGTGTTTGGGTTATGAGAAGCAAAGAAAATATATTCAGAGCCAGCGTTAATTACGTTAGGGTAAAATAAAGAGTTACCAGAGCTATCCTTAGCATCTGAAGCCTGAGATAGGAAAGGCCATCTTTCCAAAATTGCTCCAGGCGTACCAGTGATATGACCTAGTCTATCGATTACCAAAACGTGTAGCTCATCACCAGCTAAGGCTTTAGCTGGATCTCCACCAACTTGGGTTACGCCATCATAACCTAAGTCTTGAGCGTATCCGCTAGTTCCAGGTGCTTCGTCAAATTCTCCTTTATATGACCAACCGGTATATGCAGAACCAGCAAAGCAAACTTCAACACGAATGCTGTTGCCTAAAGCACCAGGGTATCTTGCTACCCACTGCCCGTGGTCGCTATTTGATAAATTAGCCTTTACAGTTTCATAATGCTCTTCGTTTTGAATCATTAGTGACGCGTCGCCACCTGCAGAAGCGTTATTAGAACCGGTATCGGCTGTTGAGTCTATTGCTCTTACTACTTTTAATGCGTTGCCATACTTTAAAAATGATGCCGCAGTTAAAAAGTATTGTGCCGTGCTAGAATCTGGTGTAGAAAAAACCGACGCCATGTTGTCCTCAGACGACACGAGTCTTATTTCATTAGCCGGACCCCACTTGAAGGCACCTACGAATCCACCAATAGATGTGGATACGGCAGGTATTACGCCCGTTGCGTCAATTTCTTTGACTTGGACGCCTGGTGATACTTGAAATGCCATCGCTTTATCCTCTTAAATGAGTTAGTTAATATGTCACATAATACGAATTATTCTTCACTTGTTTATTTATAAATAAACCAACTCTAACAATTTAATCCTCAACACCTCGGAATGAATGTTCATACCAAACATTGCCTAGGCCATCTCCCTTGCCACTTTCTACGGCCGTTGTTCCATCGTCTATATATCCAAACGGAAGCATATCATCTTGTATTTCGGCCAATCGCTCCTTATATAGCAATCCTTTAATATTAATGTCAGTTAAATTTTCAAAGACATCGGTTGAAATGAACCAACCAAAGAGTACTAGGTTCATCATTAGATCGTCATGATTGCCAGACGAAGCTTCATATGAACTACCTCTTGAAACAAATGTCGACATCTCGATAATTGTATCTGAATCATATACAATAAGCTTTTTCTGCTCAATAAGATCTTTAATTGTAGAACAACCTATACGTTTTACTCTTCTTGTCATAGTAACACCAATAGCATTACTCTTAATTGAAGATTCTACAAAGATATTTTCATATTCTAAGTCGTAGTATAATCCATTACAAACTACTGCACCTTGATCATTACTCTCAATAACCACATACGCTTCGTTGAACGTCTTTGCATACTTATATATGATATCAGGAAACAGCATGGGCGATAGCGTATTATCGCGATATACAGCAACTTGTTCAAACGGCTGAGTCGTCACATCTATAACGTTAAAAGTAGAATAGTCTTGACCTCTGCCTTTTGCTACATCGACCATCATTACATATTCATGGCCTTCTTGCGGCTCTTTGTAGATCGAAATATTTTCTTTATAGTACATCGGGTCTACTGATTTTTGAGCTAACAAATGATTAGCATCAATCAGAGTATTCCCCCGTCCATGGAATGTATTACCAAACTCTTGATCAAATTGCAAAGCTGATGTGTTAGCAATGGTTTGTTCTTTCCATGCTTTATCTCGTCCTGGAACATCCCACCAATCTACACGGAATGGTTTAAATTCGTTTGTCCCTTGAGTAGCACCTTCCCAGAGTTTATGGTATACGTTACCAATACCATTTGCTGTAGAGGTAATAATAATCTTTGTATCTTTACCAGACGATACTACTGGATAAGTTGAAGTATAGAATTGGGCATCATTATCAATGAACGCAAACTCATCAAGGAAAAGTAAGTTAATTGATAGACCACGAATAGAACTACCAGACGTAGCAGCCGCAATAATCTTTGAATTATTTGAAAACTCGATTGACCCTTTATTTAATGCTTTACAGCCTGGCTGTAAAAAGAATGGTAAGTTCTCTAACATAAGAGTAACTCGAGCCAACATCTCCCTTGCAGTTGCACCTTTGTTTGCTAAGATTGCAATAGTCTTCTCAGGGTGGAAACATGCATACCATAATAAATAACCCACCGATGAAATAGATTTACCAGACTGTCTACATGCTAAAACAATAGAAAATCTATTATCGTTAAAGTGACCGAACATTTTTTCTTGATACGGATATAGCTTAAATGGTACTAAACCACTATCAAGAGAGATTACCTTTAAGTAAGTCTTAGCAAAATACGAAGGATCTTTCATGCACCTTGCGTATTCTATAACTTCTTTTTTTGTGAATTGTGTTTCTACGCCATCTCGCTTTACTGATGGATTTCCTAGATAACCAAACTCATTATTCTTGATCTTCTGCATCTATAAT